TCTATAATGTTACCAATTAAGGTAGTACCGTCAATGAGTTTTAAGAAACTAAACATTTATTTTTACCTGGTATATTTTATAATCAAACTTCTCGTCATTATAATATTTGATTCTTTCAGCGCTATGCTGTAGAGTATAGTTACGTCTTTTTCCATGTGATAGATCATCTGAGATATCAAATAAGGTAGCTTTATCTTTTTTATCTGAGGTTCTTAAACCTCTTCCAATAGATTGCAATACTCTAATTTTTGATTTAGACGGGGACGCAAATATAATATTATTTAGGTTACGTATATTAATACCAGTTGAGAAGGTACCATACGATGCTACTATAACAGCGTCTTTTTCATCTTCGACAACTGATCTAATATTTTCTCTTATCTTAGCGTTTACTTCACCACTAACAAAGAAAAACTGTCTATCGAATAAGTCTTTCTTTTGTTGCTCTATTAAGTTATTATATAATACTTTACCATGTTTTTCAACTAGTTGAAATAGCACTAACGTATTACCTTTCATAGATAAAATAAGGTTTTGTATAAACTTAGCTCTTGCTTCAGAGCTTACAATATAATCCATCTCTTCTTGATAGGATGCTTTCTTTAACAAAGCACATTCTGATTTAGGATATGATAATGCAATACATTTAATTTTAAGATTAGCTAATGTACCTTTATCCATAAGTTCTTTAGATGTAGTTACTTTCTTAACTGCACCAAAGAGACCTTCTAATACTAACTTATGTGTCTGAGTACCGTCTAGCGTTCCAGTAAAACCATATCTATACTCACAATCTTCTAACTTAGTCATAATGGATGTTAAAGACTTAGACTTAAAGTTATGAGCTTCATCTCCCATAACACATTTAAATTGATTAAACCAAGGCTTAGGCATCTTATAGATAGACTGCCATGTTGATACTACTATGTCTTCTAAAATATCATTGCGCCAAGATTTATCTTGAGTACCATCAATTACTCTTATATTCTTTTCATAACCATATGATTTAAAGTCAGATTGCATTTGATATACTAAAGATGTAGTTGGAACTATAACTAATATTTTTTTGCCTGACTCAATCATCTTCTTAGCTAGAAGATATATGATAAGTGATTTACCTGATGCGGTAGGTGATAAAAGTAGAGCTCTTCTTGTTCTCATAGCATGAGCAAAAGCTTCTACTTGATAGTCTCTTGGCTCTAAATTGGTTGCTTGTTTACAGAAGTCGTATGCTTCTTTTACTGAATAGCTATCGTCATGTAGGTCATCATCCAGGTCTACTTCATAATCTCTATCATAAGCAAACTTTCTTATATAAGGAGTAAGTCCAGCATATAGTCTTTGTGTAGCTACATTAAATAGACGTATCTTACCATCCCAGAATTTATTTCTGACCTGGGGCATAAACTTAGCGTTAGGAATAGTAAATGTAAAATATTCTTGGAGCTCGTATGCTATACTTGGCTCGCAATTTACTTTAACGTATGCTTCGTTATACTTTTCTACGAATATCTTCTCTGTCATATACTTTTTTTCTGAGGCTACTTGTAGAGAAATTATGATCTCTATTATTAAAGTACAACTTTATACCTCTTTTTTGGCAGATTTCTTTTCCGGTAAATTCTTTATTTCTATATTCATCACCTAAAATTCTTACATTAATGGGTAACATGCTAATAATATCTAAAAGATCTTCTTCTGTAACATATGGAATAATTTCATCTACATAACTGATAGCTTGTAGTTGTGTATATCTTTCTACTATAGTTTGTATAGGAGTATTTTTTTCTTCTCTATCTAATGAAGGATCAACTTGTAGGCCACAAATAAGGTAATCACATTGCGATTTAGCTTCACGTAGCATAGCAATATGACCAGAATGAAGCAAGTCAAAAGCAGAACAAGTAAACCCAACTATCATTTCATTTTTCTCGCTATCTCGTTACAGCCTAATACAGCCATAAAGAGTGTATCATTAGATAGTGATTGATAGTGAGTTGAATCTTTTGGTAAGCATTTACCACCGAAGCCAAATTTACCATCTGGTCCAGGCACATCTAAATGCGTAGTAGGATCTATATTTCTTTTTAATAATTCTTTTACTGTATAATAATTTATATTATTTTTATTACAGTTATCGTTTAAAATATTAGCAAAGATAACTTTCATACTTAAGAAAGCATTTCTACTCATCTTAAACATAGCTGCTTCTTTAGCGGTAACTTCAGTAATTTCTGTAATACCTTTTAACCAAAATACAAAAAAGCTTGATCCTGATTTACCAATAACATTTTCTACTTCAGGTTGTGATAGTTGATCTTTCCAAGTAATCTCTCTTAAAAATTCAGGCCACATAGTTGGCTCATGAAACTTATCTACTTGATCTGGACCTATGGTTGATCTAATAATTTGTTCGCCTTTCCAAGTACCATATTCTTGCTCTAATATAGATATATCTAACTTGCCATCTTTCTCATTTGTTGGCAAACAATAAAAAACAAAGTCATAATCTTTATCTCTATTAGCTTCAAAGCCAGCTGCTGGGTCATGAACATAAACATCAATATCTAAATCTTCTAGATATGCTCCAGTTGCTTTTCCAACAAAACCATACCCTACAATCACACAATTCATTCAGGTTTATTCTCCTCAATCCACTCTTCCATTCCATGATAAGGTGGTACTTTTTTAAGCGCTTTCTCAGCGGCCCATTTAGTTCTATAAATTTTTTTCATACAAGCAAAGCCATTATAACCATCTAAATTAGGATCGTGCATAACACCTTCCCATAAGTTTATAGCTTGTTCAACACTCTCTATTGGAGTTTTATCAATATATGGCATTAGATGCCTCCCATCTTAAATTTTTCCCAGTCAATTGCAGCTCTTAAATTATACCCTCTTGTATTGAGAGAGCGTATAGCGCTATCTAAGAAATCAACTTTCTCTTTTTGATAGGCTATTTTAAGATTGAGACTGACTATATCTTTATCTGCGTCTATATACTGTGGTATATCTGCTCTTAATAATTTTAACGGGTTAGGAGACCATCCTAGATCGTTTAGATCTTCATAATCCATCGAGCCATTAAACCACTCATACTTTTGCTTTTTTAATACCTTAGCATCCTCTTCTAGCTTTCTAAGAGCTAGTCTTTCAGTAGAATAGAATTTAAAATATTTTGAGTGTAGTTGAGGGATTTTAATAGCTTCATTACCGAGTTCAGTTCTATCGATCTCAGCGTCAGCTTTCCAGTTTTCGAGTAGTTCATCCAAAGTCATAATATAATTATAAGTGCTTTTTATTCAGAAATCAACTCTATTTCAAACTTTTCATATCTAAAAGAAGCAACGCATTCTATGTATTGTACGTCACCTGCTCTTAAATCAAATGCAAGTTCTGATAGTGTTGATGGAAACAGTCCAGTAAATTTAACTCTAATGTTAGCATTAGTATTACTGTTATGTATAATAAGAGTTCCGTCTGATAGTATTTCTTTATCACCGTTGGGGTTAACTCTTCTGTCTCCGTCTGCTAGTTCTTTATACTGATCAAAGCTTTCTGGGAAACCTAATGCTTCAATCCAATGATAAAGTTCTCTATAAGATTCCATCTGCTCATCTACTCTAAATCCAATTTGAAATTCAGTAAAGTCAATATGATCACCAGCTTGTGGTAGTTTAACAAATGGTGTAGGTACTTCAACGGCGTTTAAAGATACAGCAGGTAGTAATACACTCTGTACAAAAAAGTTTACATTAGGTAACTTATTCACCACAAATGTAAATTTAAGTGGTGATAAGAAATTTAAATTTTTAGGTTGGTTAGTTAAAGCTGCCATTATTTTACCTCGATAGTATTTATCTTATTTGTATCTAATGATACTGATACACCACAACCGCATGCAGCTACTTCACGAGGATTGTTAATTTTAAATTGTGAATTAAGGCCTATCTCTTCATATGATATTATTGAGCCGCCTATATAGTTTGCTGATAAATGATCTACTACTACTTTAATTTGACCAAAGTCTATGAGAAGATCTGACTCAATGATGTTATCATCCCATGTAAAAATATACTCATAGCCAGCACACCCGCCACCAGTAACCCCAACACGAATAATATCTCTGCCTTCATTTTCCGATTTCTTAATCGCCTCAGCCAATGCTTCATTCGTAAAATCTATTAACACCCTTTTTTGTTCTCCCAATCTTCTATAGCTTT